AATCAAAAGAGATGCCGAGTCCATCTAATACCTGACAGGTAGCTAGCTCGCCAAGAGTGCCTGTTATCTTGCTGTTACTATTTACGCTTTGATGATTTAGCGTTTCAGGCTCGCCGTAGGCAATGTCGAGCCAGTTAGGATCAATTTTCAGTATTATCATTCACAGGCCAAGGAACGTGGATGCCGAACTTCTCGCCTAGATATTTATTCAACACTTCATAGGTTTTTAGATAATCAATCTTATTCACTTTCGCGCTTGATTCTTCACCCGTCTGAGCCTTCTGCACGGGTTTCCAAAGGTAGCTTTTAACAGCCTCACGGTTCCACTCAATCTCTGGGTGATGCTCCAGCAGAACTCGCACATCCAAATGGCGTTCGTTCAGCTCAGCGGCTATCTGCTCGCACCATAAATGAAGTGCAGAGTTTTGCCTGATGCTCCGCTGTTTCCCTGTCTTGCAGGTTATGACCAGATATCGGTCCTTTTGCCAAGCCTCTTCGAGATGCTTCTTAACATTTTCTAGCTTATGCTCAGTGTTTACGATCCACAACTCACCCGTCATTTGAGTCTCCTAGTATTCAATGATGTCTATAAAACCAACCGCACCAGCCTCTCTGACAGCCTTGATGCGCTTGTACTCTTCACGGTAGTGCCGTGCCACATCCTTCTTGTTCTTGTTGATGGTCTTAGCTAGGCCGATGTCGTTGCGTTTCTCACGCAGTATCTCAAGCATCGCCTCTCCTACCTTGTTGACCATCCATTTGTGAAAGTCATCCGGGTTGCCGCCGAGCTTCTGGTGGCATCCGAAGCAATGAGCAAAAACATTGTCAGGGCAATATCTTATAGCCTTGTGCCGCCGAGAGAAGTAGTGCGAGGCGTGGAGCGCAGAGCTGTTCTCCTCGTACTTCTTCCCGCAGCATTCGCAAGTCCAATCAGCAGCCTCTCGGATGCATTTGGAAAACCATCTATCTTCTGGCTTGATGGTTATTTTAGGCATCAGACTTCCTCACCTTCACAATGTGAAAGCCGCCATTGGTAACCTGCTGAACGTCAAAGGTAATGTCCTTGCCTCGCAGCCAGCCTTTGATTGACCAGTACGCTTTCCGCATTTCATCGTAATCCTCAAACTCGATGGCCTGCGAGTAGCCCATCTCAACAAACGCTTTTACTGCTTCGTTTTTGATCTGTCGCTCAGCTTTTTCGAAATCTACAACTTTCATCAGAACGGTACGTCCTCATCTAATTTAATGGTTGCGTCTGGACCGCTGGCAGGATTAGGCGTTTCGCTCGCAATCTTTTCCCATTTCAAGCTAATAAATTTAGCACCAGTTTTACTATTCGTATTTACCCAGCCTTTCAGCTCATAACCATATTGTGTCTTTTTTATCTGGCCGGAATTGACAGCCTCAAACAGAGCCTTCATGTCATCCTCCGCTATGCTGGCGTAATACTGATCATCTTCAAATTTAGACTTATTAATGCCCATCAACTGGACCCATTGTTTTGGCTTGTAATTATCCATCTATCAGTCTCCTTGTTTGTTTATCTGCTAATTGTGCGGCCTCGATAATTATCTTGGACGCTTTGTCGATCCATTCATCATCACGTTCTACTTTGAGCTTAAAATCAGGATGATCTGGGTTGTAAGAGTAAAACCAGTAATAATCCAAGCCAAGCACCCACATAGTGCCTTGTACCTGCTGGAAATACTCGCTAGGAAGGCCGCCATCAAGCCTGTAACCTGTATGAGTATGACGCTCTGGGCATTTGATTTCGATGCCTGTATCGGCCCACAGGCCGTCTGGTGAGCATCCAACGTCATGATCGTCCAAAGCAATCATGCCAACCTGCTTAATGTCTATGTTGTGCAGCAGCTCAAATTTGCTTCGAGCTTCATCTTCTCGCTCAGTGCCTGTCTCCATTGATTTAGATTTGTAAGTTTCAATGGGTATAGGAACTTCGCGCTCAGCGACAACTTTATTCAGGTAAGTTTTAGCTGAACGGCTTTTAGTGCCTGTCGTTGTAACTAAAAGTTTGAAATTAGACGCAGTGATGAATCCGCACCTGCTTTGTTTCCATTCAGATGATCCTTGCTCGTGGTAGAAATATCTCATAGGAATGAGTCCTGCTGAGATACTTGCTCGCGCTCCTTGAGAATCTTCCTAAGCTGCGCTATCTGCTTGTCGCTCAGATTCCAGTTGTCAGCTTTCACAGACCGCAGGCACGTTTCAAGATTCATGCCAGCCTTCTCGCAGTCAGCCTTGATGCTGTCTATCTTTCCGGTCTCAGCAGGCTCTTCTTCGTGTTGCGCGTCATTATCGTTCTCAGGATCGCCCAGAGCGAACAGGCCCATTAAGCAGTAGCGCTTGGCGTAGGTGTAGCCAGTGCCACAGCCTTGCTCAGTCTTCTTGACCTTATCGACTAACGTAAGCTGGGAGTGTGATTGACCGCTCTTGAGATGAATCAGTGTGATGGTACAGCCTACCTGCTCCTCAGCGTTGACGTCGGTGAAGTAGTACACAATATCATCACCGAAGCAGTCTCTGGCGGCATCGTTAAGAACCGCTACAGACCAGTATTTCTGCTTAGTGTGCTTGTTGGTTTGGTCTTTTTCTGGTGTAAGAAACTTGCCTCTGCATTTCGCAAAGGACTTCCAAAACTCAATATTTTCCATAAGTTATCCCGTCAAGGTGTGTAAAAGGAAAGGCGAGTGTAAGCGAGTGTGGCAGGCGTGTCAACAGGTGAATAGTAGTGCGATCAGCCGGACCACGAGATTAACGGGATTTAGAGGACTTTAATCCGCTTGCTGACGGGTGCAAGGTGCTGTTTCTTAGCACGAAGACCGCACAACACAATAGTACCACAAAGTCACGGACAAAAATGCCTAAATATTTTTATGTTTTGTCCGTAGACATAATATGAGCCTTTCAGTATTCTGTAAGGCGGTGTGGTAAATCCTGACCGAAACTCAAGGATTATGCTCACGGCGAGCTTGGTAGGCCGGAACACTAGAGATCAACGGGTTTTGATGCGACCGCGCCTGACCAGCGAAGCGAAGGCGGCAAACAAGCTCAGCGGACATGAATGGCGCTAGACGCGGCGACCACGGATAGGTGAAGGCGTTCTTGCAATCTTGATCTCTCGTACCACGCTCTGATATTACTACTGGTGTCCCAAAGCATCTAAATGACATTTTCGCCTAAAAAAGTGTAAAAAATGTGTTGACATTGTGTGAGATATAGGTATAATAATAATCATTGAGAGGCACAACGCATCTCACGTTACGGAGTAAAACGAGTGAAATACCAACCAATAACTGCTGCTGATTCGGGAAGGATTTGCAAATCTTTTGAAGATGACTGTGTGATTCGGTCTATATCTGTAGCCGCTAACTTGCCTTACAAGAAAGTCTTCCAAGACTTGATGCAGCTTGGGCTAGAGCTTGGCGCATATCCAAATCATGACAAGGTATGGCAGAAATATCTTGAAGATGTTCTGGGATGGGCCAAAAACAAAACGCCGAGAAACGCGCAAGGCAAAATGATAAAGCTCGAAAACTGGGAAGGCCCACAGACTGCTGTAGTCCGCAACTCTGGTCATCTAACGGCTGTATCCGATGGGCGCGTTGTCGATACTTGGGACTGCACTTATAGGCCCGTCAACACTTACTGGACACCAGCATAATAAAGTGTTGCATCGGTGCATCAATAGTGTATACTGAGAATCAGTGAGAGGCATGGTGCAGCTCACACAACGGAGTCAAACGATGACAATCAAGCCTAAAAAAGTATTTGAGCGAGAAGACGGTTACACCGAGTACGAAGTCAAAGTTGCTGGCAAGTATTACACTATTGAGAGATGGCAAGGTATGTTCTCAGTCGGAGAATGGCTCGAAGGCCGAGACAATCAATTCAAATCACTCAGCGTTGCAATCGCGGCGCTTAGAGTCTAATCAATTGAGGAGTCGGTCCTTTACTGGAGAATACCAATGTTAGATGTCTTTACAACTTCAACCTACGAAGAAATCCGCAGAGCCACAGTTGACGGTTACGTTGACTTTGATGTCCTTGATCGACAATTGTTTGAAGATATTCAGGATTACCTCACGCACCCAGATAACTCAGACGCTGCTCACAATGTTATGTATGAAGCCTTCAATCTTTGTGCTGACGCTGGAGAAATCACCACTGCTCTTATGTCATTCATGAATAGCGGTTCGCTCGACAGCGCTCAGTCTGCTCGCAAGATAATGCAAGAAGCTGTTGATAAGATGACCCGTGACATAATCCAGAAAATAGCGTGGGCTCAATAATGACAACCATAGAAAAAATTAAGTACAGCGTAGCAGGCTTTGTCCTGTTTGCGCTCTTCGCTTTTGCCAGCAACATAGAGTATCAGGACGAGCTGTGTGCTGAGCGTTATCGTTGGGAGGCCACAGGCCACGACTATGTGGGTATCCCAGCAGGAGCCGAAAACTGCGAGCCGTTCAAGCCAACCTACAGATGCGGTAACCACTGTGTCAATTGAGCTGAGGCCACACCAGAAGACCGCAGTTGACGCACTACGCGCCAGCTTGCGGTCAGGCCACAAGAGACCAGTGCTGGCAGCGCCGTGTAGTATGGGCAAGACGCATATTGCGGCATATATACTGATGAACGCTGTGGAGAAGAACAAGCACAACCCAGACTATCGGGCTGTGTTCTTCGTGGATCGCCTGAAGCTGCTTAGTCAAACTACAGATGTGTTCGACAGTCTGGGAGCCAGTTACAGTGTCATGCAAGGCGATGATCCGCGCTATGACCCGAGCAAGCCTATCCAAATTGTCAGCATCCAGACGGCTCTGCGGCGTAAAAGTTTTGGTTTTGACATTGCAGTTGTGGATGAGTGCCACACGCTTTACAAAGGCGTGACAGAGCTTATGAGGCGCTTGAACGGCATCCCGTGGATAGGCTTGTCAGCTACGCCTTATGCAAAGGGCATGTCTGCTGAAGGCTTGTACGATGACCTAATCGTCACTTGTACGCCAAGAGACTTGATTGATGGAGGCTGGCTCACGCCAACAGAATATTACGTCGGCAGGTCAGTTGACTCATCTGGCATCAAGACAAAGGCGCTCAGCACTGGCGGCAGTGACTATGATCCGAAGGCTTTAGGCGAGAAGATGCTGGATGATGACACGCTGGCTGGCGATATCGTGCAGAACTACGTCAAGCACAGCAACGGCCTCACTAGACGCGCTCTGTGCTTCGCTCCGTCCATAGCCTATAGCAAGAGCCTAGTTGAGCGTTTTAACGCTGAGATTGGCTCTGAGATCGCCGTACACGTTGATGGCTATATGGATCGTGAGCTACAGAACTACATCTTTGAGGACTTCAAGCGCGGAGACTACAAGATTCTGGTCAACTCCAAGCTGACCAACACAGGCTTTGACGATACTGGCATTGAGATCATCATTGACGCTTACAAGACGAAGAGCCGCATTGCGTGGATTCAAAGAATCGGAAGGTGCTGGAGGATACATGCTGGTAAAGAGAAGGCTACGGTGCTTGATCACGCTGGCAACCTTCAGCATTTTAACACCTTCCCGGAGGACATCATCCCGCATGAGCTGGATTCAGGTGATCGCAGATTTGACGAGAAAAAGCAGACAAAGCAGGAGGAGAAGGAGCCAATAGTCCGGCCTTGCCCAGTATGCCGTAGTGCTATGACAGGCAGGCGCTGCAAGGCTTGTGGACACGTTCTGCCTAGCGATGTGCCTGTACTCAAGGACAATGGCGAGATGCTTGTGAAGGCTGAGAAACCAGCTTCAAAACTGACTTCAGCAGCAGTCAGAAGAGAAAAGATGAGCAAAACTGGTAAGCAAGCGTGGTACAGCACACTGCTCTTATATGCTAAGCAAAAAAATTATAAACACGGTTGGGCATACTGGAAATACAAGGAGTCTATGGACTGCTCGCCTGCTGGTTTGCGGCAGGTTGTTGCGAAGGAACCGCTCAAAGAGGCGCTAAAATGGATTCAGTCCGAGAACATTCGGTACTCTCATAGGCGTTATAAGTAGCGTCAGCAGGCGGTGCGTTGGATTTCTCCCAGAAAACACCTGCAGTCAGAGCAAGCCCAATCGCTAATTCGTGGCAACTCCAGCTTGTGATCTGACCGACTGGCCCACGCTACGGGCTTTACGGCGGGTTTTGTGCGTTATGAGAAGGAGAAACGAATGTGGTATGACCAAGTATTAGATCGTCTGGACAAGGTAAGACGGCGCGGAGAAGAGAGCTGGACTGCCTGTTGCCCGGTTCACGACGACAAGAATCCCAGCATGACAGTCAGCGTGAAGGACAGGAAGCTGCTGATGTATTGCTTTGCCTGCGGCGCTAAAGGTGATAGTGTGGTAGAATCCATAGGTCTAAATGCAGGTGCGCTGTTTCAGGACAGTAAAGAATTTGACGCTGATCCGCATTATCTTCTGAAGAAAACGCAGGAAGATGATGATCTCTTCATAGCTATATATCAAAGCGCAAAGAGAAGAGGAGAGCGAATAAAATACAAAGATCACAAAGCCTACATGGAGGCAATGGCCCGTAGGCACAACAGAACAGAGGCTGGCATAGCTCAGACGATCATCCCAGAGACTAGAGAGGATTTCTTGTAGTTATGTACATCACACGATTTTACAAAGGCGATGAGTCAACAACGATCTGTCTGGAAGAGATATTCTGGGATGTGATTGATCAACTTTCAGACAAAGCTGGGATTAAATGGCAAGATTGGGTTCGAGTTGAGTTAGCAGGCAAGCCAGATAATGCAGGCAGAGCGACTTGGCTAAGAGTGCAAGTAGTTAAAACATTGCACAACGCAGCTTTGTATAAAGAATGCGAGCAGGCGGCCTAATGGAAATTGTAGTTATCGGCATAGTGATATCAGCACTGGTAGTGAAGTATGGCTAGACCTGAGAGAGTATTCACCGAGGAAGAGATAGCCGAGGTAGAAAGACTCGCACCATCATTAACCCAGCAGCAGCTTGCGGATTATTTCTGTATTAGCGTCAACACGTTAAAGGAAATCATGAAGCGTGATAAGCGCGTTTCTGATAGTTACAAGCGTGGCCTGACCAGAGCTGGCATCATTATGGTTGAGAAGCTCTACGACAAGGCGATGGAAGGTGATCATCCAAGCATGAAACTCTGGCTGTCTCAGAGGATGGGATGGACCGAAAAGAGCCGTCAGGAGATATCTGGCCCAGAGGGTAGGCCGATTGAGAAGGATTACCACGTTACCATTGAAGTGGTGAATCCGGGAGACCTAGACTGAATCTGCAGATCGCTCCAAAGTTGTTGCCAGTGCTTGAGGCTAAACAGCGCTTCATTGTGGTCTACGGCGGCAGAGGCAGCGGCAAAAGCTATGGCCTAGCATCCCTGTGTCTTCTAAAGGCGCTACGCGGCCAGAAGATCGGAGCCTTCCGAGAGTTTCAAAACTCCATTGATGACTCGGTACACAGCCTGCTGGCCTCGCAGATAGAGAGCTACGGGCTTGAGGACTTTGAGGTCCAGAACAATCAAATATTGTTCAACGGTGAACCTAGCTTTAAATTCAGAGGCTTGGCCCGCAACGTCGAGGCGGTCAAGTCGATGTTCGGCTTTAACCTGTTCTGGGTTGAAGAAGCGCAGACAATATCCTTCGACAGTCTAAAGGCTCTAACTCCTACGCTTCGGGAAGCAGGCAGTCAGATATGGCTGTCGGGTAATCCACGGTCAAGCACTGACGCATTCTCCGAGCGATTCATTAAGCCATTCGAGAAGCAGCTCAATCGGGACGGCATATATGAAGACGATATGCACCTAGTGATCCGAATGAACTACGAGGATAACCCGTGGTTTGTCAAGACTCCGCTGGAGCAAGAACGCATACACGATAGGCAGAATTTGCCCAGAGCTATGTACGAACACATCTGGGAAGGCAAGCACCTAGACACGGTGCAGGACAGCATCATAGAGCCTGACTGGTTCGATGCCGCGATAGACGCGCACACCAAGCTGGGATGGAAGCCAGAGGGTGCTTTACTTGCTTCGCATGATCCATCGGATGAGGGCGGTGACAGCAAGGGCTACGCACTGCGCCACGGCAACGTGATTCTTGATGTGTGTGAAAAAGTAACAGGTGATTCCAACGAGGGTATGGACTGGGCGCTAGACAAGGCGGTAGCAGCTCAGGCGGACCACTTCATCTGGGACTGTGACGGTCTGGGCATCAGCCTGAAGCGGCAAGTAGATCAGGCGCTGGATGGCAAGAAGATGGAGTACCATATGTTCAAGGGCTCCGAGTCACCGTATGACCCAGAGATGCCGTACACGCTGGGCGGTAGCCAGAGGGCCAAGACGAATAAAGAGACATTCTTCAATAAACGCGCTCAGATGTGGTGGACCTTGCGAGATAGGTTTGAGGCAACGTATCGAGCAGTGGTGAAGGGCCAGTACATCAACCCAGAAGAGCTGATCAGCCTGTCATCAGACATTGATAGCATTGAGCAGTTGCGCTCTGAGGTTTGCAGAATTCCGTTGAAGCGCTCAAACTCTGGTAAAATCCAGATACTGAGCAAGATAGAAATGGCGAAGAAGCCGTACTCAATACCTTCTCCGAATATGGGCGATGCTTTAATGATGTCGATGCACTCGCCAAAACTTAAAAATGTGAAACCTGTAGAGATAAATTTCTCAGGATGGAAGAATTATGGCTAGTTACGATGATGGCAAAGAGCTAGAGGATCGCGGCGCTACCGAGGATGATCTTGCTTACAAGGCAGATTACGAAGAGCATCAGGACGTTATCGAGCTGCTGGATAAGTGCCAGCAAGCAGATAAGGACAACCGGGAGCGCGTAAGAGAGGCGCACTTGTTCCTTGATAAGCGCGATGGTCAGTGGGAACCCTACTGGTGGAACTCTAACGAAGCTAAGCCGCGCTATACGTTCGATATGGTGAATCCTATAGTGGATCAGGTTGCCTCCGAGATAGAGCAATCCGACTACGATATCCGAGTATCTCCCGCCGGAGGTGATGCAACTAAAGACCTTGCCATTGCCTATGACGGCATCATCCGCAACATTGAGCAGATGTCTAACGCCAAGACGACCTACGCCCAGTGCGCTCGCAATATGGTTATCGGCGGGATGGATGGCTGGCGCGTGGTCCAGAAGTACGTTGATGACAACAGTTTCGACCAAGACCTAGCTATTGAGCATATCGGAAACTTTGTGGACCGGGTGTGGTTCGATCCCGCAGCAGAGAATCAAGATAAGTCCGACAGTCGTTATGCCTTCGTGCTTCACGCGATGGCGAAGGATGAGTACGAGGCCCGATTCCCAGAGGGCTCTGGCGAAAGCGTAGATGATGACCGAGAGGGAGAAGCCTATTACGACAAGGCTGAGTGCATTGTGGTTGGTGAATTCCTGTATATGGAGTCAGAAGACCGCGAGCTGGTCATGATGTCGAATGGTCAGGTTCATGAGGTCAATGAAGACTTCGAGAAGGTTGTAGATGATCTAGCAGCCATTGGTGTGACAGAGGCAAAGCGCCGGACCCGCAAGAAGCATTACGTTTGTTCCCGATTCTTTGATGCCAAAGACTTCTTGGAAGACAAGAAAGAGACTGTCTTCTGCCGCATTCCCGTGGTCCCGGCGTATGCCAACTTTAAGATATTCGAGAATAAGACAATCTACTGGGGAGTAGTTGAGAAGCTGCTTGATCCGCAGCGGGTGATGAACTACAGCGTATCCCGTGAGATTGAGGAAGGTGCGCTTGCTCCGAGGGCTAAGTATTGGATGACAATGGCTCAGGCTTCAGGGCATGAGAAGCAGCTCGAAACGCTAAACACCAACGCTGATCCGGTTCAATTCTACAACGTAGACCCAGAGTCACCTGCCGTGCCGCAGCAGCAGGGAGGCAGTCAGATTAATCCCGGACTAGCGCGGATATCTGAGTCGATGCGAGCAATCATAGGCCAGACGGCTGGTATGTTCGCGGCCAATATGGGCGACAATCCCGGTCTACAGTCTGGCGTTGCTATCAAGCAGTTGCAGGACCGTGGGACCAATAGCACGATGAAGTACAGTCGCGGCCTAGAGATTGCGGTAGCGGCTACAGGAAGGCTCCTAAAGGATGCCATACCGATGGTCTACGACACAGAGCGTCAGGTTCGCATCCTGCGAGAGGATGAGTCCTACGATATGGTGCCTATCAATCAGAAGGTGATCGACAACGCCACAGGCGAGATTGTCACCGTCAATGATCTGCAGGTTGGAACCTATGACGTTACCTGTCGGGCTGGCCCTAGCTTCCGCAACCGTCAGCAGGAGACGATTGAGGCCATCACGACACTGGCACAGACTGATCCAAGCCTGATGCAGATCGCTGGTGACCTTTTGCTGCAGAACATCTCCACTCCGGCGGCGTCTCAGATCGCAGAGCGCAAGCGGATACAGATGATCGCGCAAGGTCTGATTCCTCAATCTCAGATGACCGAGGAAGAGCTGCAAGAGATGGCTGCTAAGATGCAGGCGCAGGGACAACAACAGGCTCCTGATCCCGCAATGGTGCTTGCACAGGCAGAACAGATGAAGGCTCAGGCCGACATGATGAAGGCCCAGATAGACGCTCAGAAGGTCCAGAACGACACTTTGAGGATACAGCTACAAGCCCAGAACGATCAGAACGAGCTGGTAGCGGAGCAAGCCAAGACGCAGGTTGATGTCTTCAATGCTCAGACCAATCGCATCAAGGCGCAGGTAGAGGCTGAGAAGGCTGGTGCCACGATAGACCACACCAACATCAAGGCGTTTGGTGATCAGCTAGACAACCAAGAGCAGATGACAGACATGATGGATGAGCAGGAGCGCAAGGCTCGTATGGCTATGATGTCCGATGTGGACCTGATGAGGATTGCTAACGGTGGCTGAGCAAACATCTCTGCGCCAGTTTATTC